CGCATAAGCTGGTAAATGCTTTGCTTGCCCGATATGTCGGCCTCATCCCCCCAGCGTTTCCATGCGTCCTCAATTTTTAATATCGCCGTATTGTCGAAACCGCCCGCCGCCGTAAGCGCATGGGATTGAAACTTGATCCCGGCACCGACAACATTGTCCAGCACAACCGTAACAGCCCGAGTAAATATAGGAAAATCACGAACCAGTTGACGAACCCGCGCCCGAACCTTTGGGTTGCTGGCCCGAATCAGATCATTGACATTCATATCAGCCGGCGACCATGCGCCCGTAGTCCGGCTTGTTTTAGCCGCCGCATAGGTTTCGCGCTTTTTTTGCTTGGATATTTTGGAAAGGATTTCCCGGTGGTATTGCCTGCGGATTGCTTTCTGAGGGGACACAACAGCAATGGCGCTATCAATAGCGCCCGATATTTTAGACAAGGCGCTCATTAATAGAACCTCCCCTTTGGCTGTGCGTATGCCCTGGAAGGTGCAAGGCCCAACTCAACCGACATCGCATCGAGTAAAGCCTTGCATTTGCCAATCTGGATGTCCTGATACCGGATGAACTCACCCGACACGGACGCCTGCACCGTTTTTTCCCCGGATAACAGGCTTAAATATGCAGCTTTCAGGGAGTCGTAATCGGCTTGCGTGTATATCGACATGCAAATATCATAGCATGGATATTAATACACCCCTGTTTTTTACTCGTTTTTACCGTCAAACAGGGTAACTTTACCGACATTTACCAATTTTTACGCTTGACAGGTCTATTTTTTATAGAACTTTTGATCTGTTTCCGCCGCCAATCGTCAATCATCTCCGAATCAGATTCCCAACTGCCCGAAAATTTGGCAGCAGGGAACCCCAGCGCACGTATCCAAATCAGGATAGTGGACTCCGACCGGTTGCAATATTGACAAATGTTTTTCATCCCTGACAAATTCGGCATGGACATGTTTATTTTTTTAAATGTGTGATTAACCTTTTGCCGATAAATTTTGTATATTCTGGCGGTATTGCCTGAGTTAATTCTGAATTTTTCATCCAATCAATACCCATTGCCTTGCAACGCAATTCGAAGTCTCCAGAATATTGCGTGCTGCCGTGAACGCCGACCACCCTTGACAGAGCCCCCTTTTTTTGTCGTTTCCAATCCAATGCTTTGAACCTGGGCTTTTGTCTTTTGTGGTTACACTCAGGCGCTAATATGATAATTTGACATTCAAAAAATCGATGCCGCCGAACATCTAATCCAAACATGCTACCGCATAACTTTATCTGGTTTGTCAATGGGGCTTGTGGAACGTTTTCAATCACATATAGTTTTTTTGTTTTTATTAATATCTCCCGTGTTGCCCCAATAAGATCTGGATATTCCTTACCACGATCCCGCTGATAACTGTTTACGTGAGTGTATTTTTGGCATGGTGGGCTTGCATGTATAACATCAAATTTTGACATTTCGCCTATCGGGAACGTAAGCGCATCGTGTTTTATAAAATCAAACTGGTATCGCGGTTGTGGTTTTATATCAACGCCGACAACTTCAAACCCTGCCCGGTGATAACCAACAGATGCACCACCGGCACCACAAAACAAATCGAGCAGTTTTGGCCTCATTATAGTTTCAACCCTGTTTTTTATTCCGTAAAGATTATCGAACTTTCCTTTTTTTTCTTCCTCTCGGAGTTGCGGTTGCATCTTTTTTAGGCGCTTCCGCTTTTTCCGCTGGTTTTTTTTCAGGCTCCGGCAGCACGTAAAAATCCTTCGCCCGGCCCCGGTTCTTCTCCCACTTATCAAGATCGGACTCGGTGATCTCGTAAACTCCGACCTTATTTTTTTTTGCAGGCAACTCGTGGTTATGAACCAAATCCATAAATGTTGATTCCGACACCCCTAACCGATTTCTGATTTCTGTTGAACCCTCTAATAATTTAGACATTTTGTTAACCTCCTATGTTAATGTTTTTACCATTTATTCGACCGTTTATTCGCCCGCTTTTTTTTCCTGGCCGCTGGCGCTTTCGCAACCACGCCGCCCAACTGTTTAACCCGTACCTTATCCCAATTAACGAATGCCATGCCCGCCCGATATGCCGCAACCAGCGCCAATGATTCGCAATCCAAGACCTCATTTCGTTCCCGCAGCTTCGCCCATACCATCAACGGAAACCCGTTGCGGTACTGCGTCAATTTTTTCTCTGCCGTAAGCTGCAAATAATATTCATCTTCAAGCCCGATAGGAAAGTGATAATACCCCGGCCCCGGCTCTTTCAACGCCAACCTGGAATATACCTGGCTCTTGCTCGTATCAGAACCGACCGTCCACAACTGACAACCGTCCTTGATAATCTCCCCTTCCCAATTTACATCAACCGTACTCGGCTTGTTTAAAATCGGTTTCATAGGAGTTGCAAGCCCCTTTGCCGCCATCGTCTTAACCGGCCTATTCCGACAATAATTATAAACCGCCTGCGTGTGATACCCCGAATCAATGGCCATTTGCTCGATATACAACGGCACCCCCGACACATGCTCAAACGGTGCCGCAAGAAGCATATCCATTTGAGACCACACCGCACTCTGGCCCGGATCGCCGTACAGCTCCGCCCAAAAAACAAGCCAGGATTCCTCCCCCGGCCCCCACGCCCGGACGATAACCGGCAACCGATCCGCCTGGACATCAACGCCGGCTGTAAGAAAACAACCCGCATCCGGTACCGTCCGAATTTTATAATACTCGGCCCGGTTACGCAATACCGTCCACTCCGGCTGGCTCCCTTCCTCATCCCACACATCGGCCAGCCGTGTATTAGTCCAGACCTTCAACCGTTCCGGGTTTCCTTTTGCAGCAATAAATTCTTTGCATATCTGTAACCAGGACACCCAGCCCAACGGACTATAAAGCCCTGCGAGATGATACCCGCGCTTTTCCCGCCGCTTATACTTTGCGACCCATTCCCCGCCGGCCAGCATTCCAGGCTTGTGGCTTTCGTCAATCCCTTCATGACATTTCGCGCACTCGTACCACGCCGCGACCACCACGCCCGCCTTGTTTCTCTTAAACTTAATCCCCTTGCGCTCCCCGACACCGCCCCACACCAAAACCTGTTTATAGCCGCAGAACGGACATGCGACGTAAAATTGACGCTGATCTGATTCCAGGTATGCCTCATCTATGCGCGACAGCCCCTTAATTGTTGGAGTTGAATTCCGGTATATTTTCTTGCGAACCGAAAACGTATCCGTCCGCCGTTCAGCCAGATCCCCCGGATCACCTTCCTTGCCAGCATGTAATGGAAACCCGTCAATGTCGTCCAGGATTAAATACCGGATAGTTTTGTTTCGGAAATTAGCCGGACTGTTCGCGCCTGATATAAACAGGATGCCGCCCGGAAAGTCTTTCGACAGGATGGTATTAGAAGATGAACGGGATTTAAGCTCTGAAACCTTTTCCTGCAAACATTCTGTTTCCTCGATTGTCGGTGTTAATTTTGCTTTACTATGTGCCGATGCCAGCGCATCCGTAGGCAGCACCATCAACATAGGCCCAGGTGCCGCGTCAATCACATAACCGATAAAGTTATTCGCGCCCTCGGTGGCTCCGAGCTGTGTCCCTTTCTTAAACGTTATGTCCGTGGCATCATGGTTCGCTGAAAGGCAGTCCATAATCTCAACCATGTAAGGGGTTCGGTCTGAGTTATAACGCCCAGGTTCGATAGATCCTTTAGCGGGAAGCATACGGAAAGCATTGGCCCATTCCGTGACTGTAATGTCGGGCTCCGGATCGAGTCCTAAAATTAATCCGTCAATGATCAAGATCCACCGCCGCAGCCCCCGCCCCGTTGCATCTGCATGATAGACCCACAGGCACGAACCCACCAACCTATTATCCCGATTTTTCCCCAATCAAAAACCCAGCGCCTAAATTTATATCCCTTTGGCCCCACAGGAAAATGAAAAAAATATCTTTTACGTTTTGTTATTAGTATGAATAATAATTTTCCCATATTTTAATCTCCCAATATAGCCAGCGCCTTTATGCATTCATCCAAGCCGCTGATCATTTCCTTGCGTAAAAGCTGATAAATTTCCTTCTCTTTTTTTTTAGACTTCGCCGCCACCACCGCCGCGCACCGCGCCGGTATATTCATAAAATGATCCCGCAGCACCCGGCCCGCCTTAAACGATTTATTTTTAACGTCCGCCTTTAAAACCCATTTTCCCTGGCGGATCTCAAAATTAAGTTTCCTATCCGCCGCCCGGTATCTCTCGCTCCATGTACGCGCCTGGATAAACGATTGCCGCCCCGCCTGACTTTCGTCCGCGCTTGCTTCCAGATCATCATTGCCCTTTATCTGCGGAGTGCCGCTTGTGTAGTTTGGATCTTGACTTTCCTTATACGCCTTTAAGGCAATGTCCAGGTCCAGCACCGGACGCTTGGCACCCTCCGGCCAAACCAGCGCCGCATCCAGGACGCCCTGCGACCGGAGCTTTGAAACCATGGCCCCGGACTTGCCTATTTTTTCCGCGAATTTTTTTAGCGTAACCGTTGGCATTCATTATCCAATTTCACTGAGCGCCCATTTAAGCCACGATATTTTCGACAACCCCGCCCCGCATATTACCCACTTAACCCCACACAGAACACCCGCCCTGCGCCAAATGCGCCCGGCCTCCCGCCATATCTACCTGATATTATTAACCACTTTCCGGCCTCAAAAACTAGCAAACTCTCGGGCGTTTCTCCTC